GGCAGCGATGCTTGGTTTTGTTGCTGCTCTTGGTGCCTACATTACCACTGGTCAGATTATCCCCGGCGTATTCTAAGCCGAGGCAAATTCCTCCATATAAGTGGAAGATGACTTGCTTCGATTTTGTCCAAGCAAGGCACAAAGTTCTTCTGGATGCGGACCTTCCTATGGTGGAAAAATATAAAGTCATCCAGTTTTTCCTCTCTAAAGTCGAAGAGGAATGCGACAACATACATTCAAGCTAATCACAAATGGCAGCAATCTCACTACAAAGAGACACTACTACCAACTGGGAGAAGTTTTGTAAATGGGTCACTAGCACCGACAACCGCCTATACGTAGGCTGGTTTGGTGTGTTAATGATTCCATGTTTACTAGCAGCTTCCGCATGTTTCATACTCGCCTTTATCGCAGCACCGCCTGTAGATATAGATGGCATACGTGAGCCAGTTTCCGGCTCGTTATTATACGGAAACAATATTATATCAGGAGCAGTCGTCCCCTCCTCGAACGCAATCGGACTACATTTCTACCCTATATGGGAAGCCGGAACCATAGACGAATGGTTATACAACGGTGGTCCTTACCAGCTTATCATCTTTCATTTTTTGATAGGCGTGCTTGCATACGCAGGCAGACAATGGGAACTATCATACAGACTAGGTATGAGACCATGGATATTTGTGGCATACACAGCTCCAGTTTCAGCAGCTCTAGCAGTATTTTTAGTGTACCCTTTTGGACAAGGGAGTTTTAGTGATGGTATGCCTCTTGGTATTTCTGGTACTTTTAACTTCATGTTTGTATTTCAGGCAGAGCACAATATCCTTATGCATCCGTTCCACATGCTCGGTGTTGCTGGGGTATTCGGTGGAGCTCTGTTCGCTGCTATGCACGGAAGTCTCGTTACTTCCTCTATCATTAAGGAAACGACAGACGAGGTATCGCAGAACTATGGTTATAAATTCGGGCAGGATGAGGAGACATATAATATTGTCGCTGCACACGGGTACTTTGGGAGACTAATTTTTCAATATGCTTCTTTCAATAATTCTCGTGCTCTACATTTCTTTCTTGGTACTTTCCCAGTGGTGGGCATATGGCTTACCTCCATGGGAATCTGCACTATGGCTTTCAACCTTAATGGTTTTAACTTCAACCAATCAGTAGTTGATGTTAATGGTAAAATCATACCAACATGGGCAGATGTACTAAACAGAGCTAACCTTGGTTTCGAGGTTATGCACGAGCGTAATGCTCACAACTTCCCACTTGACTTAGCTTCCACCGAGTCAACTCAAGTGGCTCTATCAGCACCAACTATAGGATAATGTCAAAGAACGTAAGCCTCAAGATGGGCAAACATAAATCTCGTACCGGTGGGCTTACGGCTGCTGGCAGGAAAAAATACAATGCTGCGACTGGTTCTAACCTTAAGGCTCCACAGCCTCAAGGTGGACCTCGCAAGCGTTCCTTCTGCGCTCGGATGAGTGGAGTAAAGGGACCAATGAAAAAACCAAACGGCAAGCCTACACGTAAAGCGCTTGCTCTTCGCAAATGGAAATGTTAATTATGCCCGGACACTACGGAAAAAAACCAGCCAAGAAAAATGGCACAGCCAAAAAACTTATGGCTAAAAACCCTAAGATGCCTGCTAAGGTAGCTAGGGCTATTTCTAAAAACATGAAGAAAAAGTAATGGCACACAAAGGAAAAGGCTCCTGTAAAGGAGGCATGAAAAAAGGAGGCAAAAAGTATGGCAAGTAAACGTGGTTTATATGCTAACATCCATGCTAAGAGAAAGCGCATTGCTGCTGGCTCTGGTGAGAAGATGAGAAAGGTTGGCGCTAAAGGTGCCCCTACTGCTGCCAATTTTAAACGTGCAGCTAAAACAGCAAAGAAAAGATAATGTCACAACAATCTGAAGGAGGTTGTTTCGGCAAAGCAAACGTCACCCGGTATGGCTTCTGTAATGAAGAAGAGGAAAAAAAGAAAGAAACTGATAAAGAACTTTCTGACTCTAATAACTCTGATAACTAATATCTTTATCATATCAGGTGTCACTCGACACTGGCAGCCACGTCCGTTCATCCCTGATGGGACGCATGAATCCTAAGCATGGAACGGGGCTTAGGTATATGGAGATAGCAATGAAAGTTACTTTCGTATATCGTGGCGTTGCTTACACAAGAGTAGTCAAGTAGTTTGACCATAGGGGAGGTGCAACTCCTCCCTACTCAATTTGGCTTTTGCCCTCTAAGGAGGATACCATCAGCCGTATATACGGTGGGATAGACCACAAATCTCAATGAGTCCAATTAAGACTCGCAACTTTTTACGCGTAAGAACGATAGTTTATACCTTTAATTTTTAACCAAAAAAATGGCACAACAAAATACTGGTGCGTCTCAGGCAGCTAAGCTAACCCGTCCGGGTTCGTTAAATGGCGGTACTGACCCACGCGCCCTTTATTTAAAGCTGTTCAGTGGAGAAATGTTTAAAGGCTTCCAGCACAATGCAATCGCAAGAGATCTCGTTATGAAGAGAACTCTTAAGAATGGAAAATCTTTACAGTTCATCTACACTGGACACACAAAAGCTGAGTTCCATACTCCCGGAAACAGCATCATGGGTAACAGCGACGGAGCACCTCCAGTAGCTGAAAAAACCATAACATGCGACGACCTATTAATTAGCTCGGCGTTTGTATATGAGCTAGATGAAACACTTGCTCACTACGAATTGAGGGGTGAAATTTCCAAGAAGATTGGATACGCTCTTGCACAAAAGTACGATAGACTAATCTTTAGAGCTATCGCTAAAGGTGCTAGACAAGCTTCTCCAATAACTAAGTCTGGCTTTGCAGAGCCCGGCGGTACACAGATCAGAGTAGGTACAGGTAACGCAACCGAAGCTTACGACGCTGCTAAATTAGTAGACGCTTTCTATGATGCTGCTGCTGCTCTTGACGAAAAAGGAGTCAGCTCTGACGGCAGAGTAGCCGTTCTAAACCCTCGTCAATACTACAGTCTCATCAATACTGTAAGTTCTGGTGTAATCACATCTGGTCTAATCAACCGTGACGCACAAGGAACAGCTTTACAGTCTGGACAAGGCGTAGTTGAGATCGCTGGTATCAAGATCTACAAGTCAATGAACATTCCGTTCTTTGGACAGTATGGTACTAAGTTTGGTACTGCATCTGCAACCAACCCCGGAGTAACATCTCCCGGTAACTTAGGTAACTTTGTAGGTGAAACAGCAGAAGACGCTAGAGCTTCTGTAACTGGAATTAACGGAAACTATGGTAATGCTACTGACTTCGCTAACTCTTGCGGATTAATCTTCCAGAAGGAAGCTGCTGGAGTTGTAGAAGCTATCGGACCACAAGTTCAGGTAACATCTGGAGATGTGTCCGTGGTATACCAAGGAGATGTAATTTTGGGACGACTAGCTATGGGTGCAGATTTCTTAAACCCTGCTGCTTGCGTTGAGCTTATCGCTGGTGCTGCTACTGGGTCTACAGGTAATGCTGTATTCGGTAACCAATACCCAGCTAACGCTAACTAATTTTATTTTTATACGGGACCTTCGGGTCCCCTTTTTTTTACTTATGACTACACCAATAGCAACCGATACCGAACTATCCGCAGTTAATTCTATCTTGGGTAGCATAGGTCAATCACCTATCACACAATTAAAAAATACAACAGGTGCATTGATTAGTACAAACCCAGAAATATCATTTATATATAATTTGTTAGTAGAGACTACAAAAGATGTATTAAATGAAGGGTGGCATTTCAATACTGAAGAACACATTGAGATACAACCAGATGCAAATAAAAATATTATCATCCCTACCAACATGTTACGTTATGACATACATGATGGACAGATGTTTAGAGATCGCGATGTTGTAAAAAGAGAAGGAAAATTATATAACAAAGCAGATCACACTTTTGAGTTTTCAAGTCCTGTCTTTATAGACGCTACATACCTATATGATTTTGAAGATGTGCCATCTGCATTTCAAAGATATATTATAGCTAAAGCATCTACTAGAGCAGCTACACAATTAGTTGGTGACGCTAATCTTGCTAGACTATTACAAACTCAAGAAGCTCAAACTAGAGCATCCGTCATGGAATATGACACACAACAAGGAGATCATAGTTTCTTTGGCTTCCGAGATGGACAAGGCTATGACCCCTATCAACCTTACAAAGCATTAATTAGATAATGGCAAGTGTTACACAATTAGTACCTACATTAACCGGTGGCGTTTCTCAACAGCCAGATGAACTAAAAGTTCCGGGACAGGTTAATGTCGCAAACAATGTTTTACCTGATGTAACACATGGTTTACTTAAACGTCCCGGTGGAAAATTAATAGCTTCTCTTAGTGATGGGACAAACAATTCAACTACTAATGGTAGATGGTTTCATTATTACAGAGACGAAGCTGAACAGTACATAGGTCAAGTTAGTAGAACTGGTGATATAAATATGTGGAAGTGTAGTGACGGTTCAGAGATGACTGTTACAGGCGCTACAACAGCTATGACTAACTACCTGACACATAGTAATGACGAAGATATCCAAACACTAACTATCAACGATTTTACGTTCTTAACCAACAGAACTAAAACTGTTGCTATGGCTAATACTATAGAACCTCTAAGACCTCCAGAAATATTTCTAGAACTAAAAACAATAAAATATGCAGCTCAGTATTCTTTAAATTTATTTGACTCTACAACTACAACGTCTATATCAACAGCTACAAGAATTAGTGTAGACTTAGTTAGATCTAGTAATAACTACTGTACCAGTAATGGTCATATGGATACTCATGCAAATAGAGCTAACAATAGTACTAGATGTGATGATGATGCAGGACCCGGGTCGGATGATTTAGGTCCTAATGTGGGAACTAGAATATTTGAAATAACAAGCGGAGCTACTTTAGTTGATAATGACGCTGTAGGTGGTACTTTAGATGCATCAGGAGACCCATCTAGTGATACTTCTTATAGTTATTTAGCAAATATTTACGGAAAATTATTTGGAGGAACTTACACTCAAGCAGGAACTACTGTTACTGTTAGTAGTAATGGGCATGGTTTATCAACTAATGATGAAGTTTACTTTGATTTTTTAGCTGGTGCTGGAGTTGACACAACTAAACAAATAACTGTTGTTGATGGTGATACTTTTACATTTACAGCAGATGCGTCCGCTACACAGAGTTCAGCAGAAAATGTAAATTATGCTTTAAATAATGTACAAGGTAGAAGTAACTTATATTTTAGAATTACTACCACAGGGCAGTCTACGCCCGTAGGAGCTGGTTCAAACGTAGAGTATAGGACAAGATATAACACAACAAACGACCTCCTCTACGGGGGCGAGGGATGGCAGCAGGGCGATCATTTCTATGTGTTTATGAAAGATGGTTATTATAAGGTAACTATTGATGAAGTTAGTACGTCACAAGTACAAGCTAATCTTGGATTAATCAGACCTAACCCTACTGCTTTTGACACTAAAACAACAGTAACAGCAGAATCTATACTTGGTAGTCTTAGAGCAGATATACTAGCTACAGGAAACTTTAATAATGTACAACAAATAGGTAACGGTCTTTATATTAGTAGAACTTCTAATGTAGTAAATGGTGTTGAGCAAAATACATTTAATGCTTCTACACCAGTTAGCGATTTAATAAATGTAGTAGCTGGTGAGGTTCTTACTGTAGATGATTTACCACGTCAATCAAAACATGGATTTGTTGTAAAGGTAGCTAATAGTGCAAACGAAGAAGATGACTATTATTTAAAATTCTTTGCCAATAATGGTTTAGATGGTGAAGGTGTTTGGGAAGAATGTGTAAGACCGGGAGATAAAACTAATTTTGATGCTACTACTATGCCATTACAATTAGTTAGAACTAATGCTACAACATTTACTTTATCAGAAGTAGCATGGGAAGGTGCACAAGTAGGTAATACTGACCCTGACGGCACAAACCCACAAGCTTCTTTTGTAGGAAAGACTATCAATAAAATGGTATTCTTTAGAAATAGATTAGTAATGCTTAGTGATGAAAATGTAATCATGTCTCGTCCCGGGAACTTCTTTAACTTCTGGGCTAAGACTGCACAAACATTTTCTAATGTAGACCCTATAGATTTATCATGTAGTTCTACATATCCGGCTATTGTTTTTGATGCAATACAAGTTAATACAGGTTTAGTTATATTTACAAAAAATCAACAGTTTATGTTGACTACAGACAGTGATATACTTAATCCTAATACAGCCAAAATAAACCGACTTTCTTCTTACAACTTTAATCATAAAACTAATCCAGTTAATTTAGGAACTACTATAGGATTTTTAGATAATGCTAATAAATATAGTAGATTCTTTGAAATGGCACAGATTAGACGAGAAGGAGAACCAGAAGTTGTAGAACAAAGTAAAGTAGTATCTCAATTATTTGAGAAAGATTTAAAAATTATATCTAATTCTAGAGAAAATGGATTGATATTATTTAGTGAAGAAGATACACCTACCTTATATGGGTACAGGTATTTCACTTCAGGTAATGAAAGAATACTACAAGCATGGTTTCAATGGACTGTAACAGGCACTGTTCAGTATCATTGTATGTTAGACGACGCATTATATGTAGTAGTAAGAAATAACAACAAAGATCAGTTATTAAAATACTCTGTTAAGTTAGATGATAACGGTCATTTTGTAACTGCCGGAGAAGATTATCCTATACATTTAGATCACTGCACAAGTGTTACTACAGGTGGTGGTACTTATAATAGTACAACTAACAAAACTACCTTTCCAAAACCTACAGGATTTGAAAGCTCTAATGATATTGCAGCTTACGATACTGACTCTGGTCTTAACTTAGGTAGATTTGCAGACGTAACTATTAATGGTTCTAACTTAGAAATATCAGGAAACTGGTCTGGAGAGACATTTCTTATTGGATATCAATTTGAAATGCAAGTAGAGTTACCTAAAATTTTCTTTACTTACAGATCTGGTAATGCTACTAGAAGAGATACAAGATCTGATCTAATAGTACATAGAGTTAAATTTAATTTTGGACAAGTTGGATTTTACAATATGGAAGTAAATAGAATAGGTAAACCTTTATTTAATCAAAAAGTAGAATCAACTCCCGCAGATGCTTACAATGCAAACTCTGTAGGTTTTGTACCAGATGTAACAGGAGTAGTACCTTGTTATGAAAGAAATAAGAATTTAATAATTACTGTAAAATCTAAACACCCCTCACCAGCTACGATAATTTCGTATCAGTGGGAAGGTAAGTACACTAATAAAAATTACACACGTGTCTAAATACATTCACCCAGCAACATTGGAGGCTGCTATTGCAGTAGCTTCCAATTTACTACCAGATGACTACAGAGAAATTACTGAAGGTCATGGACATGACCCTGAAAATGCAATAGTTGTAGGAATAAATAACTGCGACTCAGTGTATTTTAAGGTACCTGATGGTCAATTAGCAGGCATGGCAGGAGTATCTCCAGATGGAAAGATTTGGATGGTATGCACGCCTGCAATACAAGACTACCCTGTTACTTTTGCTAGAGAAGCAAAAAGATATGTAGAGGGTAGAAAAGAAAAGTTATTATGGAACATTGTGGACAAACGCAATAAAGTACATATTAAACTACTGAGATTCCTAGGGTTCAAATTTCTAAGGGAAGTAAAACACGGACCTAATCAATTATCATTTATGGAGTTTTGCCGTGGCACTATCAGCCGTACTCGGAGCGGGTAAAGCTATTCTTGGTGGAATAGGTCAAGCCCAAGCAATTAAAGCTGAAAATCGAAGAAGAATTAGAGAGTATGAGCGTCAACTAGAGTTACGTAAGCGTAACTGGTACCAACAACTTTCTGTTTACAGCGCTAAAGTTAACAAATATAATATAGATTTAAACGAAAATGATCTAGCTGCACAACGTGGTTATGCTAAGGCACAGTCTAATTTACGTTCTTTAGAGGGTAAAGTTGTAGCTCAAAATGAGCAAAAGTTTAGAGAACTTGTGTCAAAGAAACTAGGAAGACGCAGAGCTAGTGGTCAAACTGGTAGATCAGTTAGAAGAGGTGAAACTCTTGATATGGCTGAGTATGGTAGGTATACTGGTAGACAAGCTTTTGGTGTTTCTATGGCTAGAGAGAAATTTAAAGAAAATGTAGAAAACATTAGAAGAAAACAGGTTAGTTCTCGTAGACAATTATTTTCTTCAGTAGCATTTAACCCAGTACCTTCACTAGCACCTAATCCTCCAGAACTAAGAAGCACAGGCATGGTTATGATGAATGCTATGTTAGGCGCAGCAAGTTCTTTAGCAGGAGGTTTCGGTGGCAAAGATGTAGGAGCACCAGAATTACCAACATCACAATTTTCATTCGATCAGCCATTAGGAGATTTTAATAGTAACCTATTTGGTGACTTTGGAGGTGCAGGAGCATTTACTCCGTTTGATATGAATGTAAACGCAGTACCTGATTTTTCTTTTGGAACAGTTATTGATTCTCCAATAATTGACACACCATGGTATTAATAAATTATGACAGACTCATTTCAAGGTGGTTCTTTTGAACCTGAAAGGTCCGAAGATTATGTAGCTCCTTTAATTAATAGCTACAAAGAAATCAACGAGGGCATGAATAATTACTGGACACAAGAGCTAAGTAATTACAAATACGCAGCACAAGATGCTGGTCAAGATATGAAACTTCTAGCCAATATGTCTGGAACTCTCGGTGACATCTTCAAACAAAAAGAAGAAGAACAGCGAGAAGAAGACATTGCTAAAGGTTATGAGTGGTATTATGAAAATGGTTTTAGCGACGAAGAACTTAATTCTTATAGAGAAGCTAAAGCTGGTATTATAGAAGATGGTGTAGCTATAGACGAAGCTGCTGCTATATGGAGAACTAACGGTGGTGACATCTGGAGTTCTGAAGAGTTCAGAAAGATGAACCCAGCTATGAAACAAGGAGCTGTAACAGCTTATGCTAGATCAAGACTTGCAGAATATAATCCTAAAGGTGACCCTAGATTAAAAGGGGCTACAACTTACCAAGAATATAAAGCTGCTGAAGCTGTATATAACAGAGAGTTTTTTAGGAAGTTTAAAGGTATAAACCCTGTACTTTTACAAGAAGAGGGTATATACGAAAAACAACGCGACCTACAACAAGACGCATACAGTAGTTGGACAACAGGAAGAGAAGAAGAGATTGATACACAACGTAAACAGATCGCTCAATCTAACTTTGTTAAGTGTGTAAACTCAAAAGGTGGTGGTAGTTGTTTTTTACAATATGTAAATGAACGTGGTCCTTTCGTACAAAATGGTCCAGCCAGAAGAGAAGCAATAGAAATAGCTAAGAATCTAGCTGACAATGGTCTGATAACAGACAACATGATTAAGGAGATGAGAGCTAAAAATGACAAAAATAAATTTACTAGCTTTGCTGATGGTAAAGAGTATTATTATGGTGATTATTTTGCAGCAGACATTAACGAAATAGAACAGAAAAAAGCTGACTATGAAAACGAAAAGTATAGACGTGAAAAGACAGGACTAGAAATAACACATAGAAACCAAACAGACAAACTACTAGAAGAGTTAACACCTGAAGGTGGTTTTGAGTTTGATGAAGGATTTACTCAAGATCAGATAACACTATTTAAAAATTTAAAAGCTAATCAATTATCTAAAGGTAATTACGATGGTAGAATCGACACTATTCTTAGTGAGATGAGCCTAGATAAAAACCAACTAAAAGCTTCAAAACAAGAAGCATTAGAATTAGCTAAGAAAGGTTTATTAACTAAAGACAAACTAGCTACTTTTCCTGTACTTGTTGCATCTGATGGTAACTTGCAGAATATTGCTGCTACTATTGACGCTGGTAATGGTCAAGGTAAAGAACATAAAACTTTATTAGAAACATTTATTAGTTCTGAACTAAGTGTAGGTAAAGGTACATTTGGTCAGAAACAAGTAGCTAGATGGGCTAAATCAGAATATGCAAAGAAGGTAGAAGCATATACTGGTAAGGTAGACAACCCACATGAGTTAGCTTACCAAGATGTTTTAAATACATTAAACAGTGCTGTAGAAGCTAACAATGCGGGTAAAGATCATTTTTTACGTAAAGCACCCGGAAAATGGAGAATAGAAACAAACTTTGGTGATGATTTTGTAAAAGTAAAAACAGAAAGTTTAGAAGATTTCCAAGAATATAGAGAAGAAATTAAAACTATACCTAATGCTGTAAGTACAACACCAATGTTTAACCCTACATTTTTAGAAAGTTTTAATGAAACATTTGGTAGTTCTGCCGGTACTATTCCACAAAAAGCACATACTATTGCTGAAATACATAATGCTATGTATCCTAATGATAGAATAGATGCTTTTGAAGTTATACAAAGACAACGTGAACTTGTTAACTTAGAACGTTTAACAGAACCAGCATTCTTAAAAGACTACAGAGATCTTGACCCTGAAGAAATAAAGAAGTACGAACAATATAAAACACCTAACACAAACGTACGTGTTAACGCAACCTCTGGTAAAGAAAATGTAAATCTTATACCATTAGACCAAGGAGGATTGTTTAAAGAATATGCAGAAGCTAACGGTACATCGTTTGCTGAGTTTGCTGCTGCAATGGAAATATTACCTAAATTGGATTTAGACTTTGGAGTAGAAAATCCTTTTGAACAGCTAGACGATTATGAGTTTCTTGAGTACAATAAAGCATTATTTAAGTATAGTGGCGGTACTAATAAAGAAGCACTAGCTAATACAATAAGAACAGATTTTAAGTAAAATGAACGACGAAGTATTGAATGAGATAGAAAATGTAGCCCCTATTATTACAGAAGAAGCTAAAAAGCTGTTTGCTGAACAAGACGCCGAATTAGGAATCAATCAGCCAACAACTGTAGACCAAGGTCAGGGAGAACAAACTACTACAGATCAATCTCAACAGGTTTCTACGGAAACAACACAGCAACAAGAATCTACACCTAAAGAAGAACCAAAACCAAAGAAAGAACCTAAGTCAGAATTAGACGCTAAAGTCGAAAATTTTAGAGAACAAACTAGAAAGAATTTTTCTAAAAGTTTTAGCAGTCAATCAGGTAATGCATTAAACCCATTAAATTGGAGTAACTATGCTGCTGCTGCTGGAGCTGGTTATGTAGATTTTTTAACAGACACTGTAAACCTTATACCGGGAGTAAATTTACCTAAGTTGCCTGCATACGAAAGTGCTAGTTTACAAGGTGTAAGACAAATGTCTTCTATTATTATACCTTCATTAAGTATCAGTGGACTTTTAAAAAGACAAGGTGCAAGTCTACATGCAAAAACAAAATGGGCATTAGGTGACAAGCGACTTATGAAGTGGTTTGGTAGTGCTGGTATTGATGCAGCCTCTGGTGCAATAGTAGACCAAGTTATAGAGTTTAACGAATTTGAAGATAACGCAACTGGTTCACTAAAAAAGATGTGGCCAACCACCTATGGATGGATACCTGACGACATCGCTACGCTTGACAGCGATAGCCCTGATGTTAAAAGAATGAAAAATAGAAATGAAGGCATAGGTCTTAGTTTCTTTGGTGATTTTTTATTAGGAGCTACTAAGATAGCTAGGGCTATGAAGGGTATAGATGATGCAACTAAGTGGGTACCTAAGAACGAAAAAGCAAAAGAGTTTGTAAAAAGAACTTGGAAATATGCTAGTGGTGATGCAAGCGATGAAATAACTGTTAATAACGCTAAACGTGTAAAAGAGTTTAATGATATAGGTAAACGTAATATAAAACTAGCTACAGATGAAGCTGGTAATATTGACTTAGATCAACCAATAAAAGGTGTACATGATATATACGATGACTACGAAGTAGGTTTTAGAACTACAGACCCCGGAGGAATTGTAGGAGCGTCAGTTGACGTTGTACGTATTAATAATAATATTGATAGTGTTCATGGTAGAGTAGGTAGTGTATTTTCTGACTCTGCATTAAAAGATGGTCTTAATCTAGATGATGCTGGATTAGGAACTATGAAAGAATTATCTAAAGATTTACAATTAGATATAGAGTGGCACTCACCTACTGGTAAAAAAATAACACATGCAGAAGTAGTTAAGAATGGTGAAGACTTAGCAGCAGCTTTGTATGATATGGATGTAGACGAGATGAAGCGTGTTATAGACAACTTCTCTGGTGTAGACGTAGACTCAGGAACTAGAGTACTAAACTCTGAAGGCTATGTTGGTGTATTCAATGCTATTAAAAAATACTTTGATGACTACATGAATATGGACCTAGCTCGTGCTCAAGCTTATGTTGGTAAGTCTCTGGCTGACCAAGTAACAGATATGGCAGAAGGTGCTAGATTGATGAATGGTACTGCTGCTGTACAACAAGCACAAGAGCAAGTTTTAGATCGTTTACAATATCTAATGAATATTAAAGGTCAAACATCTTACGCAAGAGGTAGGGCACTTAATATGATTAACCTTTGGAACCGCATGAAGAAGATGGATTTCAGAAATCATGGTGGTAAGAAAAAGGTTATGGAAAATGCTATGGCTTTTATAAAAGAAAATAGTGAAGAAACAATAGCTAATTTAAAAAATATAACAAAAGAATCTGCTGATACTATCGAAACTATACGTCAAATAAATGCAGAGCGACCAGAAATGTTAAAACCATTAATGTTAGCTTATGAGTTTACTGACGGTAAGGTTAATAACATAGCCGAACTAAATACATATTTTAGAAATTCTACTGGTATAATGCGTAAAGCATTTATTGATAGAAACCCTGAATATGAATCATTATTTATGCAAGGTGTTTGGTCTAATATATACAACTCTACTTTGTCAGCTATTGGTACACCACTAAAAGCTGCTGCGTCTAACTTAGCTTTAATGATAGAAAGACCTATTGCTACATTAGCCGGAGCTATAATGGAGAGAGATGTAGATATTATGAGAAGAGCTAGTTACATGTATTTTGGAGGTATAGGTGACACTATGCAAAAATCTTTCGATCACATGAGACTTGTGTTTCGTAAAGCATGGACAGACCCTAACTCTGTAGGTTATGTAATGAGAGAAGATATTGCAGTTAAAAATGAAGGTCAGATAAAAGCTCTTAGAGCATTTGCAGACGCACAAGAAAAATCAGGTAACTTTGGTCCTTCTGGTATTGTTGATAGAATAGAAGCTATGAATGATATAGCTAACCATCCATGGTTACGTTTTAGTGCTAACTCTATGACAGCGTTTGACGGATTTACTAGAGCGTTTATTGGAGCTATAGAAACTAGAGGTAAAGTATATGACGATTTAATAAAAAGACAAGGTAAGAAACCATTGTCAGGTAAAACTATTCAAAGGATGAATAAAAAATACTACAGAGAATTGTTTGACGATCAAGGTATGATTACAGATAAAGCTGTAGAATTTGCATCTAAAGAAATAGCTATGAACCTAGACAACCCTGCTGTTGATAGTTTTAACGCTATTATTAGACGTTTTCCATTACTTAGACCTTTCTTCATGTTTCCTCGTACTGCAACAAACATGATTAAATTTACTGGTTCACATAACCCAGCAGGTTTGTTTTTTAAATCAGTTAATGAGTATGCAGAACCATTTGCTAATCAATCAATAACCAAGGTTAGAGAGTTACTAGAACAAAGAGGTATTACTGGTTTAGCTGATGACAAGTTAGAAATGGCGTATGAAACAGTACGTGCAGAATTAAAAGGTAGAAAAGCTATAGGTTTCTTTGCTATGGCAGGGGCAGCATTAATGTTTACCTCTGATAGATTACATGGTAATGGTATTTACGATAAGACCAGACAACGTACTAGAAACCAACTTGGTTGGCAACCTAGAAGTTATAAAGGTTGGGATGGTAAATGGTATAGCTATGAAGGATTAGGAGCTGTAAGTGATTGGATTGCAGTTATGGCTGATATTATGGATAACTTTGACACTCCTTTGTCTGATGGAACTTTAGATACTGGTGGTTTAGAGGTTCCTATGCAAAAAATGATGTATGTGATAGGTGCTAACTTAACAAACAAAACATTCTTAGCTGGTATAGAACCATTGTATGACGTACTACAAGGTAACCCAAGTGCAACAGCTCGTTGGACTGCAAGTTTTGGTAGTAGTCTTGTACCGGGTAGTGGACTTAGAAATGAACTATCTAGATTAA